GGTAATACCACTATCAACAAGTTGAGGGAAGAAAACATTACTATAAAATTTTTCAAAGAAATCTAAAAAGGCAATACTATCATTTCTTGCACCAAAGTGCTGGTCTGTAATAATGGCTACCTTCAAATGAAACCTACCTTTCTATTTGTGCTAGATTTTTTAGTATTATCAGACTGTGCATTGAACACCTCTGCAATAGAGTATGTATCTTTCACTTCTGGTAATTTAACTTTTAATTTCTTTGCAAGAGACTTAGCATCTACTGCACTAAGAACATCGAATGTAACAATGTCAAAACATCTTCCTGGACGAACCAACGCAGAGTCAATGTCACGGATGCTTGGAAGATTGGTAGAGAAAATCATCTTCTTACCTTTGGTTGTAACAAGACCATCACCCACATTTAAGAATCGGTGCATCATTGTGTTACCATCACTGCGAGACTTCAAGAAAGCATCGCTGTCTTCAAGAACCATTACTTCGGCATCGTCTTCAATAAACTTGGCAAAGAATGCATCTTTCTCAAGAATACCAGCATCGTATGTTACGATTGCAGAGCAGTTGCGATGAGCAAGTAGACCACGAATGAATGTAGTCTTGCCAGTTCCTGGAGGTCCAATTAGTAGGAGAGTAAGAAGATACAACATCAAAGTTAGACTCAACAATCTCAATCATGTCTTCTGCAAATTCAGCATCACCGAATGCACGGACAGTAGTTGAGTTGGAGTTTACATCAAACTTGATAAAGTTGTTAGTGTTTTCTTCAACAATGAAACCAGTTGAAGAATTACTTTGAACAAACAAGCAATCGCTATATTGTTCTTCTGCCCACTTGGACCATCTTTGACGATCGCAAAGGACAGTTGTTTCTCGTTGTACTGTTGATAGATTTACATCAACACGACGCTTCATAATCTCGACTGTTACTAAGTCTTCAAAATCAGAAACACCTAAAAATATTTTCTTATCATCCATAATTTTACTCAAATCAAATTGGTTATCAAACGCATCCCATGTATATTTTTTAAGAAGTTTTTTGCCTTGTTTTCTTCTTCTTGCCTTTGTACTTCTTGCTAATGCAGGAAAAGATCTTGCCACTATATTCTGTCCTGCCTGCAACTCACGAATCCACTGTCGTATGTCCTGTGTCATCAATATCACCTAAAAATTCATCTAAATTAACTTGCTTCTTTTTTCGCTTTGCAGCTTTGCGTTCAATAAAATCATCTAGTTGATGATTCTGTTGCATGAACTCCATGTACTGATTATGAAACTCTCGATCATCATCTTGTTCTTGAGTCTCAAACATTTCAAAAGGCATCTCTTGTATCAACTTACCTTTAATATAAGTTTGTTTCTTTTCTTTGGCAATCCTACGAAGAAATGCATAGTAGATAATCTGTGTGTAATAAGCGAATGGGTTACTCGACTTATCTGGATTAAAGTTGTCAAGATACTGAAGACAGTTTTCTATACCATCGGAGATCATCTCTTCTCGATAGGAATAGTTTATAAAGTTGGGTTTGTATGAAAGATGGGTTGCGATCTTTAAGATGCATTCACCGATGTAGTTGCTCACTATCGGCTTTGGCTTACCTTCTTCTAATGCCTTAGCACATTTTTCACGATACTCGATTAGAGCATCTAAAAAGTCTTTGTTATTTACATAGTGTGCCATACATGGAAGTTCCTCTTATAGTTCAAGTTATTCATAAGTATACATCAGTTATAACGAAAAGACAAATCTTATTGACTTTGTAATATTGCACTACAAAATATATTTGCTTTTTTATTTGTCTTGAGGCATAATTCAGAGTGTTAGGGTTGATCGTGATACATTAGTTAATTGTTTCGTTTCCATCAACCAAGAACTTCAACTTCCTGCAGGAATGAAGAGAGTAGAATCCTCATGGTCTTTTACAATCCTCTGATAATGAGGAATGAATACATGATGTAACTTCTTAATGAAAAGAATATTTACTTTGGGTAGAACAAATTCGGATTCAGCTGTGAAAGCACAGAGAGGAGATGCAGTAAGGTGTTCCTTACCTGCTTCGAAGTTCACAATAGTTTTCATAATCATAGGGTGTTCGATAAGAACATGGGCATCATCTTCTTGGCGAAGAACTGCCATCACCTGTTCGCCAGATGTTAATTTTATAACAACATAAAAATCGTTATTGCTTAGCATATTTCTACCTCCACAATCTTGATTTTAAATTCTTCTTCAGCATAAGTTTTGTAACGCTCTGCTGCATGATTAAGAGTATGATTCTTCCAAGACTTCCAATGTAAGTCATCCGCAATATCAAAAAGATTACAAGATAACTTTCCGTCTTTCAATCTTAATCCACGACCAATACTTTGCAAGTTACGAATCTTGGACTTACTTGGCGATGCAAAAACGACATTCTCGATAGACGGTATATTGATCCCAGTTGAGAATGTACCAAAACTAGCAATAATAATAGCATCGCTTTCTTGCTCTGTAATGTGGCGAACAGATTCCCTATCGGAAACATCAGTTCCACCATGTACAAAGAAAATCTTTCTTTTATCATGCGACTTTTCCTTAATCAACTCGTAAAGAATCTTCCCATGTTTTTCAACATACTGAAAAAGGACAAGAGTATTACCAGTGGATGCTATTGCTAAATTGCGTATAAATTTATTACGCTTATCGTTGGTGACTAACCAATCCATCTCTTCTTGATAAGTCTTGTTTTTTCTTTCTTTGCGAATCTCTTCTGAGTATTTCAGAATCAGACACTTTATATTTAGGGTTGATAGTCTTCCTGAATCCATTAAAGACTTAGTGGTAGTTACCCTGTGCACTGGTCCAAAGATACCTTCCAAGACAAGACGATGAATCTTTTTGTTATCAAGTGTACCTGTTGTTCCAACACGATAACGAATGCTATCCATCTTTTCCATAACACCTGTTAAGGACTTTGCTTTAAATTGGTGGGCTTCGTCACCGAAGATGACATTGAATTGTTTAAACCAAGATTTCGGTTGCAGATAGATCGACTGCCATGTAGTAATTAAAACATCTTTAGTGAATTCTTTTGGGAATCCAGCATATAGTTTTTGGCAGTGAGTTTTGACAGACCATTGATTGACAGTAGAGTAATCTTCGAAGTCTGAATACATTTGCTCAACAAGCGATGTTGTTGGAACAATAAGAATACATTTGCGATCTTCACTAAGGTGATAACGCATTAAAGAATAAATGATAAAAGACTTACCAGAACCAGTTGGTGAAAGTAATAGAGTTCGTTCTTCGTTTGCAGCTTTTTGAATAGCATCAATTTGGTAATCACGAATCTCAATTTTCTCAGGCAACTCTAATGCCTTAACATACTTTTCAACTTGTTCGTGTGTAATATTATTGTTTGCTACAAAGTCATCTTTATAAGACAACATGTATTCATTTCGTTCACAGAACTGTTCAACATATTGTAGTAGACCAATGTAAAGAGTTTTTCTTACTTGATCATATAGACGAACTTTACCATCCCAAAGTCTTGCTTTAAATTGAGGAGTGAATCGTGCTCCAGGATATTCGTATGTAAAGAAGTCAGCAAGTTCCTGCTCTACGCTAGGATCGCTAAACACTCTCATATAAACTTCATCTAGTTTTTCAACTACCACATTAATCATTACATGCCTGCCAAGAATTTCTTCCATTCAACTGCAGTTTTGATTTGCCAATCTCTGGCTTTAATCTGCTGAAGAATAGATTCTAAAAGATATATCATTGTATCAAGGTATTTTAATTTTACCTCTAAAGAATTTAGGTCTTCGTCACCAGTAAGAAATTCATCCATTTCATTCTTTAATGGTTTAACACCTTGCCATTGATCCCAATTATTATCCTTCAATTCATCACGAGACATTTCACCACGGAAATATCGAAACTTATTTTTACGGAGTAAGTTGTAATCAGATTGCAGTTTAGTGTGCTTGAGTTTAACTTGCACAAGCAATCTTACATATTTGGCATGGAGTTTGGGAGTGGATGTGGATTGCTCACCAAGATAGTTATCATCTATCTCAGCATCTGCGTCCCACATCTCATGCAATTGTTCTATATTCATAATAATCCTCAAGTTGATTTATTGCTATTATACAACAAATCTTACAAAAAATCAAGTTTGTCTTACAAGAATTTGTAATATCCGTAGCGGAATACTACACGACCTGTTAGATAAGTCACATCTGTATTGGTTGATTGGAACACTAGAGACTCTAGTGATATTGGGAAAAGATCTTTGAATTCAACTGTCTGAACAACAGTGTTAGTTGCAGATAAAATACTCAAAGATGCATCTGAAAAGTTTTTAGATAACTCAGTTCTTGCAAGTGTATCATATGAAGTAAAGTTAGAATATTGTTCCCATCTTTCTGGGAAACCCAATCCAACTAACCAATCATGAATACCTTTGTAGTTTGCCATATTTGCATCAACTAAGAATTGAATATCCAGTTGATCATATGTTAACATCTCACCTGGAATTGGCTGCACGCTTAGTGGAGTATTGAAATCAGCAACACCCAAATTAATGGCTGGCAGATTTGCTTGCTGACAAAAGTATGCTAAGTCAGGAAGTTTATTTACAGACAACATAAACCCATTAGGTGATAATGGATTGATTGTTGATGGAACAGTTATTGTAGTCATATGATTATTTATCCAAATAAAAAAGAGGGATCCGAAGACCCCTCTTAAAGTACCGCTTCTATGTCGGCTTTTTAAAAACCGACTAGTCGATTACATTAGGTTAGTAACCTTAACACGACGATAGTAGTAGTTCACATTCGCAGTCAAGTTGTCTTGACCAGAAGTGCCATCGTCCAAGTTAACGAATGGGTTTGCAACTAGACCGTAACGAGTCTTGAAGCCAATTTTTGGCTGGAAGCTGTTAGGATCAACTGCACGAACCATTTGTAATGGAACATATGGGCAATAGAAAAGACCAGCATCAAACGCTGATTGACCTTTGTAGCCAACAACGAAGAACTGAGTAGCTGATACATTGCTTGTGTATGGGTCAACATACACTTTGTACTTACCATTTAGAACACCAGCGAAAGTAGTAGATGTATCATCAACAGTTAGGTCATTCTTACCAGTTAAACCAGAAGAATAATCTAACACACCAGCCATTGCTAGGGCAGAAGCCACATCAGCTGAAGTGATGATAATGTTACCACGACCACGACGAGTTTGTTGACCAATAGCATTGGCTTCACGCTCGATTTGGAACATTAGACCTTTGAATTTCTCAACAGACCAACGACCATTTGAATCAACATCAAGGTCAAAAGTACCAGCAGTAGCTGTACCAACTGCAGCACCAGCTTTAGCTGTGTTGTAGATTGTGCGGATAACTTCACGATTGATCTCAGCAAGAATCTCAGTAGAGAGAATGTTGCTTAGTTCGCCTTCAGCATCAAGACCATGAACAGATTTCATGTCTTGTGCTAATTCAACAGAGTATTCTGCCTTCAAAGCACGAGTCTTTGCAGTTACAGAAGTCTTTTCGATTGAGAAAGCCATTTGACCGAATGAACCATCACCTGAACCACCTTGGCCAAGACGCTCGCCATCAGCAGTTGCTAAACCAGTACCATTAGTGTCTGAACCTGCGAAAGCAGCAGCACCAGAGTGAGTACCAGTACCAGCGAAGTCTGAATCAGCTTCGTTGAAAAGAGCCTCAGTACCGCCTTGAGTGCTGTAACGAGACTTCATTGCAAAGATCAAACCAGTTGGCTGAGTCATTGGTTGTACACCGCAAACATCATAAGCGATGAGTTGTGGCATTGCACGACGAACTAAGCTGATCAATACTGGATCAAACTTAGAGAAACCGCCAGTGTCACCATATGAACCAACTGAGTTAGCTGGAGCACCTTCGAAAAGTGCCTCACGCTGTTTTTGCATTTCACGCTCTTGGTTTTCCAAGAGAACTGCAGTAACTTCCTTGCGGAAGTTATCACGGATTT